ACGGAGTTCAAGCAGTTCATGTCTAAAGCCATCACCTCGCAAGTGCCTACAAAAGACTTCATCAATGGTATAAAGACTATGCTTGTCGGCAATGAGGATAAGATTGGATCTATGCAAAGGCAGTTTCAAAGATTTGCTTATGATGTGTATTCTCAATATGATGCTGCTTATAATAAGTCTATGGCGGATGAGTTCGGTATGAAGTACTTTATTTACAATGGCAATTTGATTAAAGACTCACGGGATTTCTGTGCTGCACATTATAATAAAGTATGGTCTATTGATGAAACAAAAGACTGGAGTACATGGACACCAGCCGAAGGGGAATATCCTGCCGGGTATGTCATTAAGGCCAAAGATATTTATTCTGTCCCTTCCTATATTGGTTTTCCTGGTTATGATCCCTTAATTGACATAGGTGGTTATAATTGTAGGCACATGATTAACTATATTTCCGACGGACTTGCTAAAAAGTGGAGGCCGGATTTAGAATAAAACATATTGTTTTATAAACACATTATAAATAGTTTTAATTTTAAACTTTAATTTCAAATTATGCAAAACAAAGAAAAGATTTTAGTAAAGGGCAGGATTGTAAAGATGAACGATGCTGCTTTTAAGATTGCCTCCCGGCATTTCGGAGCAAGGAGAAACAAACCTGAAGAAGAAAGGCCGATTGAATTGCAGAAAATCCCGAAACTCGACATCGTGAGTGCTTTGACGAAAGTCCCGAAGACAGAACTTCCGGTAGAAGTCAAGGTAGTTGCCGAACCTCAGGCAGAAGTCAAGGAAGTTGTGCAGGAAGTTAAGAAAGTTACCCGTAAGAGAAAATGAAAGAGGTAAGGTCGATAAAAACCGGGTTAAGCGATTTTATGACAGACGAGCAGTATGAGGTTTTCAAGAAAAGACCTTTTGCAAAGAAGTTCACAGTCACCGAAGTCGTGCCTATAAAACAGATAATACCAAAATTGGATATCGAGACAAAGAAAATTAAAAAAAAGGTACATGAAACCTGAAGAAAAGAAAGTATTAAATGACAGTTTGTCGAAACTGTTTAAAATCGACTCGGAGACACTTGCTTCGCTCTATAATGAAGCTGGAGATTTGATTGATTTTTCAGAAGTGATGAAACTTGATGCCGAACGCATTGCTAAGTATAAGTCCGAGAACGATTCACAATTTAAAAGGGGCATAAAGGAAGGTGCTTCCAAGATTGAGAATGCTGTTAAAGAAAAATACGAAATCGAATCAGACTTAGTTGGAGTTGATCTTGTAGATCAGTTGATTCTAAAGAAAGTCGAGGAAGTAAAGACTTCGAGTACGAAGGACATAACCAAAAATCCCGAATACATTAAGTTGCAAGTCTCAATAGACAAACAACTTAAAGACAGGGACAAGGAATGGACTGCTAAGTTGGAAGCAAAAGAAAAGGAATTTGTGAAAACCCAACTATTTGAGAAAGTCAGTAAGCGGGGATTAGTGAACTTACGAAAACGTAACCCAATCCTTCCGTCCGATCCTGTAAAAGCTCAATATTGGGAAGATGCTTACCGTAGTGAATTAAGTAAAAGAGATTATCTTGAGAATGGTGAAGACCTGGTTGTTTTAGATAACGGAAAACCGTTGCAGAACGCTCATGGCAATCCCATATCCTTTGATGAGTTCACTAACGACATAGCAGACAGAATTTTCGAGTTTCCAAAAGCAGAGGACCGTAGTTCACCGGGCAATAAAGACAAGCCTGGAGCAGGAAATCCCAATGGTTTTAATCCTCCGAAGACAGAAGATGAATATATTGCACGACAGAAAGATCCAAAGATTACTCCACAGCAACGTATTGAATTAACAAATTATTGGACTAATCTTAAAACAAAATGAGTTAAATATGGTCGTGCGGATATCTAACCGCCGTTCAAGCTAAAGCAGATGCCATCTTTGCAGATGGTATGTATAATAACGATGCTATCGTTGATGCCATCACCGCCAAAGCTGTTCTTGAGCAACAGCAAGGTATGGTTCGTATGCCTTCCATAACCGGAACAAAAAACAAGGAACTAACCGTCGAGTGGCTTACCAAGTGTTCGCCTGAGACTGACGAATGTTCTGACGATTGCGAAATCACCGGGGAAGATGCAACTCCTGAATGCCAGACTTATGAGCTGGAATGTTTACAGGAAACAACTTTCAAAGTAAGTGAGAGAGTTTACCGTGACCGTACTATCGAGAAAACTGAAGCCGTCGCATTCAATATGCTTCGCCACATGGCAGCTATGGATGAGTATGTAGCACAGTATATCATAACGGGTATTCTTTCTTGTGCCGGAACAAACCTTTTCACAGGAGGTATCGGCAATGTTCAGTGGACAGTAACCTATATCGCACCCGCATACTGGGACGATGGAATATGGGGTTATCTTGACCAGGTTGCAAGGCTTAACAAGTTCCGCAATCCATACCTGATAACTGGTAATAATCTTTATCAGCTCCTGTTCAACCGTCCACTTGAGGCCGGTAATGCACAGGGAGGCGCAGCCAATGTTCGTAAGATCAACACGCTGAAAGTATATCAGGATCCCGAGAACATCGAAACTTACGCAACAGGACAGGCATTCCTTATCCACAAGGGATCAGTTGCTTTCGTAAACAAAGCATGGAATCCGCTGAATGCTGCCAACGCAGTCAATCCGGCTCCTGGATATTTCCTGTGGAGCGAGGCTTCCAGAAATCTTCCGGGTGTTACTTATGACATTATCATGCAACAGAGCTGCTTGAGCAACGATTTCCACGAAGCATACAAAATACAGCTTCATGGTCTGTTCGTTTGCAATCCTTATCCTTGCGATGAGGACAACACAGGCGTACTCGTACTAGAGTGTGGGACGGGTGCATAAGAATTAAAAACGTAATGTTTTATGAATGATAAGAAGACTCTCGTAACTTTCGGGAGTCTTTTTTAATTTTAAAATTATGTCTTCACTTTGTTACTCCAATATTATCGGCTTCTCTCGTAAATCTGATGTCTGTGTTTCGGAAGGTTGGGATGATTCTTATGCTGTTTCCGATTCAGGGCTATATGTCGATGAACTTCCGGGACTGCCTCAAAGGTTTATTTCTTCTTTAGGAGGTAATTATGATATCTGGGAGAAGATGGCCAATGCAATGGAGAACGCTATAAATGCTTTCAAGATAGACGTTCTCGGCGAGATTCTTAAATACTATGAACCCATACGTAAGAAATTCAGGGGTGACATAGGATATAAGTCATTTACCAATACCCTATCAGATTGTGATTATAACGGCCTTAGGATGTATTCCGACATTAAGGGGGGTAGTTATATCCTTAGGGGTATATATCTGCTTCTGGACGTTACCGAGGCTGTTACGTTACAGATTTATGATGAATATGATTTGCTTTATACTTATACTCTCCAATCAGAGGCAGGGAAACCGAAATATACGGCTATCACACCGCTTACTTTGCCTTTAGGGGGGAATTACTATTTTCTTTATACCACTACCGGACTGGCTTACAATAATAAGCTGACTTGCAACTGTGGTTCTTACAAGTGGTGTTTCAACCCCGTCAATCCTTGTTATAAATCTTCCCGTGACGCATGGACGGAATGGGCTATGATAGGTGGTGTCTGTGGCGATCTGGCAGATTTGGCCAATAGAGAAGACTGGGGAACTTCCCGTGAAGGTTCGGGGATGATACTTCATGGCGATTTCACTTGTGATGTTATCGGAAACCTTTGTGACGATACTTCCGACTGGACGGGTGATGAGATAGATGTAGCCAAAGCAAATGCAATATGGTACAAAACAGGTGAGTTCCTTGCTACTTATATCATGGACTCTGAAGAAGTTTCACGCAAGACTCTTTTAGGTGTCGAGCAATGGAACAATAATAGGGCTTATTATAATGCGAGGTATGTCACTATGATAAACTTCATTGCCGAGAATTATGATGAGAGCAGGAATGAATGCTTGAAATGCAAAGATCCTTATGGAATAGAAACGAGGACACAATATTTATAAATATGGGCGCACCGGTTGGTAATAAAAACGCATCAGGGCCTCATAGACATTCAAGTTTCAGAAATGTAGGGGCAAAGATGAAAAGCAGACTTGCAAGGATAAGGAGTAATGCTAGATCGGAAGAGCGTCGTGTAGGGAAAGAGTGTACCGGTTAGTG